CTAATCAGCCGCAGCAAATAGACCCACAGTCTGCAGCACAAGGAATGAATCAAGGTATTGAGACTCAGCAGATCGAGGCAAGAGCAGCTGGTGGACCGGTTAATGCTGGACAACCTTACTTGGTAGGGGAGTTAGGACCTGAAGTGATTGTTCCACAGAATAATGGCATGGTTTTACCGAATCGTAATCCTGATCCAGCCATAGTAGGTATGCAGAACGGTCAACCAGATTATGGTTATGGCAATCGTTGGGATGAAAGTACAAAAGCCTATACAGGTCCACCAAAAGGTGTTGGCTATTATGGTGAACTACAAAGACCAGATGGCAATATCTCTGGCGAACTAGGTATGGGTAGACAAGCTGGTGCGCATAATGAAATACCTACAATGGTGCCAGGCTTATCCCCACAAGAAATGTCAGTCATGTTATCCACACCAGAGGGCCAAAGATATCCTGACTCTGTTAGAAACTCTATTAGAGATAAAGCTGAGAGTCATGCAGCGTTTAGAGAGTTAAACGGACAATCACCTTGGGCTGGTATCAATGATAGTAAAGAATTAGCACCTGATCTAAGAGAGAAGATGATTAGCCAAGCAATGATTGCACCTAATGATCCACCGCGTGGTAAACCTAAAAAGCGCTAAAAAATCAATTAACTTAATAAGCATAACCTGGAATTAAAATAATGAATGTAGAAAAAGAAAACAGATCATTTGGATGGGCTATTGAACAGTTAAAAGCTGGAAATAAAGTTGCTCGTGCTGGATGGAATGGTAAGGGGATGTGGTTGTTACTGGTAAAAGGTTTACCCATTGTTCACCCGGTTCCTGGTTCAGATTATTACAAGGCTGGAATAACTGAGTGCGAGATACTGCCACATATTGACATGTGGACGACAAACGCAGAAGGCCGTAGAGCGATGTTATGTGGGTGGCTTGCATCACAAACAGACATGCTTTCAGATGACTGGCTTATAGTCGAAATATGCCCCTATTGCGAAAAACTTAAATGTGGTAACATGTAACGCAGCATAATACAAGAATTATGATAGATACAACGTCAGATACATGGTTAGAGATTGAAAGTTTCATTGATGAACAGCTGGCCGCATCAAGCCGCAAGCTGGCTTCAGTCACACTGGATTATAATTTAACAATGTATCATCGAGGAATAGTATCGGCACTGACTGACTTAAAGTCATTGTCGTCTAAACAACCTGTATCTTTACTCACCAGTAACGAATACAGTTAATCAACAAGCCTGTCGGGAGACACGCATCATGTTAGATGATAACACCGCTGTTAGCAGCCGTGATGATGAAGATTTTGAAGAATTATTTAATGGTTTTGCTGAAGATGATGCAAAAGTTATTGATGATCTTGTCCAAGAGTCCGTTGACGATGATTCCAGCGATTATGAATTAAGCGCTGACAATACCATTGAAAACGAAGTTGAAGATGAAGCGCAAAAACTACGACAACAAATCGAATTATTGCGTAAAGAGAAAGATGACATTGAGCATAGCTTCAAGTCTCAAGTAGGCCGTGTTAGCGCCCTGCAAAAGAAACTTGATAGCCAAAATCCACCAGCAAAGAAATTTGATGATGATCTAGCGGTTGCGATGGAAGATTATCCTGAAATCGTAAAGCCCATGATCGATTACTTTGAGCGTAAGTATGGCGACCTGGATCAACGTCTAGCTCCCATTCAACAACAAAATGATCGTCAAGATGAGCAGCGCTACATCGATACTCAACTCAGTATTATCGACTCTAGCATACCGGATTGGCGAGACATTATAGCCAGCACTGATTATAGCAACTGGATAGCCGAGCAACCCAAAGCCGTTCAAGATATGCGTAACAGTTATGATGCCCGTGATTATCAGTATCTCATTGGCTCATTTCAAAGTACCAAGAACAAATCGAATGAACTGGCACAAAGAAGGCAAGATAAATTAGCCGGCAATGTGGCAGTACAAAGTAAAGGTGCAAGTAAATCAACATCTGCACCGGATGACTTTAGCTCTGCGTGGGAATACTACGCAAGTAAAAAGAAGTAATACCGCACTGTCGGGAGACAGCGCAACACAGTGAGCTAGATGCCCACTGCTCCGAAAGGAACACCAAAAGGTATGATGGTTTTGTAACCCGCTGAGAAGTATTGGCCGGTCAAATAATAATCCCTTGTATAGATTTTGGACAACTTAGAACCGTTGTTTTCAATTATTTTACTATTAGGAATTATTTATGGCCAATACTACTTACGGCACCATTAGTCAGCGTACTGCTGCATGGGCTGCAACTGAAATGTTATCTCATGCAGAACCTATTTTGGTTTTATCAAAATTCGGTCAGTCTAAACCACTGCCTTCAAACAAAGCCGATACTGTAAAGTTTCGTCGTCCTATTCCATTTGCAATTTCAACAACTGCATTGACTGAAGGTGTAACGCCTACTACTCAGCAAATGACCTATGAAGATGTCACTGTGCAAATTGCTCAGTATGGTGCAGTTATTGCCATCACTGACAAAGTTGATGATTTGGCTGAAGATCCTGTATTGAAAGATGCAGCAATGATGGCCGGTGAGCAAGCAGCTGAAACGGTTGAAATGATCACTTACGGTGCTATCAAAGCTGGCACTAACGTGTTCTATGACACCATTGCTCATACTTCACGCGCGACTGTAAACAGCAAGATCACTATTGATCGCGTTCGTGCTGTGGTAAGGGCATTACGTGCTAACCGAGGCAAACCAGTGACTTCAATGTTATCGGCATCACCTGGTTATGCTACTAAAGCTATTGAGGGTGGATATATTGCTTTTGGTCATACTGATCTTGAAGCAGATATTCGCGCTTTACCTGGCTTTACTCCTGTTGCCTCTTATGGTTCACGCCAACCTTTGTGTCCAGAAGAATTAGGCTCTGTTGAGTCTATTCGTTTTATCTTGACTCCATTGATGGTGCCATTCCAAGCAGCGGGTGCAGCTGTAGCATCAACTGGCATGATTTCTGATAACGCAACTAACATCGATGTCTATCCAATGATATTCGTTGCTAAAGAAGCTTACGGCTTAGTTCCATTGAAAGGTGCTAACTCAATCACTCCAAGTGTATTGAACCCTGGCACGCCTTCTAAATCAGATCCATTAGGTCAAGTTGGCTTTGTTGGTTGGAAAACTTACTTCGCTGCCAAAGTGCTTAATGAAAATTGGTTAGCGCGTATCGAAATCGGTGCGACTGCGTTGTAGTTCCATTCTATAAATCTGAGGTGTGTAGCAATGCACACCTCTTTTATTCTTTAACTAACAAGGAAAGCTCATGCTTGATTTTGAAACATCAGATAACAAAGACGATTTACTTGAATATGCCAAAGAACTGAATGTCACTGCAAGTGCCAGGCTCAGTATAGATTCTATTAAAGCTTTAATTCGTAAAGCTGTAGGCGATGTCGATGTCGTGACAAGTGCCAAAAAAATTAAATTAATGATTCATAAAACAGAAGGTGACACAGGTTCTATCGATGTGCCGGTATCAGTCAATGGTAAAACGTGGTTGATTAAACGCGGCATGGAAGTCATCGTTCCAGATTTTCTTGTTGAAGTGCTAGAAAATGCTGTAAAAGAAATTTACGTGCAAGATGAAGTAACTAAATCAATCACTAAACGTGAGGTCCCTGCCTATCCATTTAGCGCAATGGCTATCTAAATGAAACAGAGTGCGCTCATAGCGCTGATCAGACGTTACTCCGGTGATGATGTAGAACCTTATGTTGTACCTGATACTGTCTTAGCTGGCTTTATAAGTGAGGCTGAAACAGAAGCAGCAGAACGCGCTCAGTTTTTACGACTTGATAGCACTTACGATATAGCCGTTACTGCCGGCAATGCAGTTTATGCGATCAATCCAAGCATTATTTTTATTGATTCAGTTCGGTTGAGTGGCGAAAGCAAACCGCTTATAAAGACTACTCGACGCGAACTGGACTTTAATATCAATTACTGGTCTACCGAAACAGGTACACCTAAATACTATTTTCAGGATGATACCAAGCTAACTTTGTATCCTATCCCAACCAAATCTTACACGATGCAATTAGAAGGCTCACGCAGACCTATTGTGTCGATGGAAACGCCTAGTCAATACCATGATGATTTAAGTAACTGGTGTTTATATCGTTTCTTCTCTATCAATAATAACGGCATGACTGATATCAACAAAGCCGTTATGTATTCTAATCAGTTTGATAAAGCTTTTGGTCATAAGCGTAATGCCTTATTTGACACAGTGAATAGAGCCGCATCAGAACAATCGACTTTATATCGCAATCCATTTAATTTCTAAGGATCAATCATGGCTTCAGTTACCGATGCAAAAACCATTATTGATAAAGCAAGCGTCATACTCAGTGATATAACTGCAACTCGATGGACAACAGCTGAATTATTAGGCTGGCTTAATGATGGACAACGTGAATTAGTTACCCTTGCCCCACAAGTTAATGTAAAAAATGTAGCGCTACATTTAGTTTCAGGGGTTAAGCAATCCCTGCCAAGTGATGCCATTATATTACTCGATATACCTTATAACTCTGGATCAAATGGCACAACAGTCGGCACAGTCATTAATCATGTGCCTAAAGAGATCATGCTAAAAAGAATACCAGGGTGGACAGCAACACTCCCTAATAGTGTGGTTAAGCACTACATCTATAGCGCAAGTGATCCACTTATCTTTTATATTTACCCTCCACAACCTGCGACTACTAGATACGTAGAATGTGTGTACTCAGCAATACCTGCTTTGATAGCTAATGCTAATGCTGGCACAAAAATTACCATTGATGATCAATATCAAAATGCATTGCTTGATTACATTTTATATCGTGGATTTTCTAAAGATTCTGATGGTGCCAATCAAACAGTA